TCTAAACATTGATTGCCTTGCTTTGAGCTGGGACAATTGCCGCCTTCAGTTACTACTTCTGAAGAGTTAGGCCACGATGCATGCGCCCGCTGGTTCACCATCGGAGCGCTGAATCGTATGACTAAATTGTTTGGCTTAGCGTGCAAGTGTTTCTTGATCCAGGCCTCACGAGTCGGTAACCAATGACGCTTCAAAGGTGTTAGCTCACACACTTCGAAGATCTTCATCAGGTGGTCCAGGTCTTGGACGTCGCCGCTGTCGTGCCATCTAAACACGTCCGGCTTCTTGCTGTTGATCAGGTGGGCCATTGCATCAACCCATCGCGGGTCTTTGATTGCTGCCAGCCGCCTGTATTGTGCATCTTGCACAACCTGAAAAACATAACAGCCCTTGAGCGCGTAGCAATCATAACAGACTGAGCCCGGCACAGCTTGAAGCTTGCCGCCTGTCTTGCATTCCTTGGCAGGTAAACCTATGGACCAGCCAGGCATCTTTGAAGGCTTCGACAGGCTGCCGCCTATAATTTTTAATGCTTCATCTGTTTTCATTTTAAACTTATTTTTGTTAATTCCATTTCAGATTCTTCTTTTAAATCCTTTTCAAAGTTCAACATTAAGTCAACCTTTTCTCTAATTTTTGTATTGCTATGTCCATTGCTGTCTAACCATTGAATAACTTCAACCAGCGTCCAGTCGTATTTACTTATTAATTTAATTGTTGATTCCATAATAATTTATCCTTTCTACATCCTTTATAATCCCTGAATCCTGTTTTGTCAAGCTTGTTGCTTGCTGCTTGTGGCTTGTTGCTTGTTGCTTCAAGCAACAGGGGGCTGGCTCTCATTGCCAGTAATCCCCGCCCGCTGCATCGTTCAGGCATTGTAAGTACTCAGTCTCCGACAGGCCCAGCTCATTTGTCAGGAAGCTATGCTTGTCGCCTTGAAGGCCAAACCTTGGATCCTTCAGGTAATCTACTGCTTTCTCTAAAATTACGTGGCGCTTGCTGCCACCCGGTTGATATTCTTCTTTTAATTTTTTAGTCATATGTTTTCCTTTCTAAATCCATCCTATCATATCCTGGACAGGCTGTCAAGAGCTTGCGGCTTGTAGCTTGCTGCTTGGAGCTCGCAGAGATTGGACACTGCCAATTAATACGCAGCATAACACCAGCTGGATGCTTAGTCCAAGATGCGAGGACCAGTAGGTCCCAGGGTCCGATTTTCTACTGATCCCAGATCCAACAGCGTCTCTAAAGAGAGTTAAGGCGTTAATCTAGAATACTAACGTCCAACTACTATTGGATCAGGGATCAGCACATCTTCACTGCCCGGGTTTACCTCCAGTGTGTACTGATCCCCGGTCCATTGGATTGAAGCCCAGCGGCAATTGTTTACCGGTGCACCAGGGCTTAACAGGAATAACCCTGCCAATAGACCAGGGATCAGTCTGAGCCCGGGTCCATCGCGCCAGCAACGTACGATTTGCACTTGCAATGGACCGGGGATCAGTTCTGGCTATTTCAGGATTAGCTATGCTTTGCTGTCATAACCAGAAGTTGTCCCAACAAATTAGAAACGAGTTAGAGATAAAACTTAACTAATTTGATATATCATATATAATACTTGACAAT